CGTGACAAATTTACATTTTGATTTGTTTGACTAGAAATGCAAAAAGCAAAAGCATTTGTAATATTATTTTCTAAAATTTCTTGATTTAAAATAGTAGATAATGAAGAAACTTGATATTTTAAAGGAGATGATTTTCTGTATTTAGTCGTTGTTTTATTAGTATCTTTTAGTTTTATAATAGAATACTCAAGATTAAATTTTTCGTCTAATGTCGCTTTAAATGTATTATTGTCTTCGTCTTTAAACTCAAAATTATATACTAAATTTATATTTGTCATAATACAATATTATAATATATTTATTTTATACAAATTATTCTTTATTAGCATCGTTATAATTTGTTTCATTTTCACGCTCATCTAAATTTAAGTCAGTTTTATCATTATCATTATCATTATTATAATTATTGTCTTCAGCATTATATATTTTTAATGTTCTAGCGCTTGGGTCAACAGAATTTATATATTTAGGCATCCAAAAATATGGTAATATTTTTGCGCAATTTGGATATGCGTTATCAAAAATAGATTTATAATAATACTTTTCAGTTTCTATATTTGGCAAATATTTATTTGTATTTTCCTCTAAATTTAAATGAGCAGAAATAAATTCTTGTAAAATAACATATAAAGAACGCCCTTGACTGCTTACTCCATCACTAAATGCTTCTTTTTTTCTCCATAAAATACTATCAGGTAATATAGGTCGGCCCGCATTATCTTCAAAATAAGGATAAGAGAAACTATATCTTAACAAATATTTTTCAATTTGACCAAAATTAGTATGATTTCTAAAAAAAGGAGGTATAGATAACATAAAATTCACGAAACTTCTATCTAAAAAAGGTGTTCTCGGTTCAAGACCATGCGAAGATATTGATTTATCTGACCTTAATACATCAAATAAATAAATATCTTTCAACAACCTTCTGGTTTCATTATCAAACTCTATGTCATCTGGGCATTTATTCATATATAAATAACCGCCCAATAGTTCATCTGACCCATCGCCATTAAATATTACTTTTGCTTGCGAATGTGCAGAAATATATTTACCCAATAAATAATTACCAATGCTAGCCCTTACTGTTGTAGTATCATAACTTTCAATTGCATAAATTACTTCTGGAATTATATCAAACATCTCTCTTTCAGTAACAATTACTTCAGTATGATTCGTTTGTAAATAATCGGCAACAATTCTGGCAAATTTCAAATCTTCTGAGTCTTTTAATCCAATGCTATATGTTTCTAATTTATTTGGAAAATTATTAATATCATAAAAATTATTGACAATCGCCGCAATTAAACTACTATCTAACCCACCAGATAAAAGACACGCAATTGGTCGCTCAGTAGTAACACATCGTTTATTTACTGCCGCATTTAAATAACTCGAAATTTTTAAATTCATATTTTCAATAAATATTTCGTGCGAATCTTCGTCATTTATAAACCAACTATGCGAAATACTAGGCATAACATAAGGTTTACATTCTATTAAAGGTTCCCAATTAGCCGATATTTTATTTGATAAATTAAACACACTATACGTTCCAGGTATAAATTGGTCAACTGAGCAATTAGTAATATCTTTATTATAAAATGCGTTTAAACACTTTAATTCACTCGCAAACCCGTAAACATTGTTTGCCTTTAAATAATAAAGTGGCCTTACGCCATAAGGGTCTCTTGCTACATAAATCTTATTATTTAAATCATTTGTAAGACGGTTATCGAGTAAAACAAACGCAAACACGCCGTCTAACATTCTAAGTGTTTGTTCGATTCCATATTTTAAGTATAAATGAATAATAACTTCACAGTCAGACTGTGTAACAGGTATTACGCCCATAGAATTATATAACTGTTTATAATTATATATTTCGCCATTACAAATAAGCACAATATCATTAATGATTAATGGTTGATTTGACGCATCGTTTAATCCATTTATAGCCAATCTATGAAACCCAAATAATACTTTCATATAATCACTATTTAATACAGAGAATTCAGGTCCTCTTTTCTTACCTTTTATAAATTCATCGTATATATTAATATTTTGATACGATATATTTTTAGAGTTATAATAATGCCTACTCAAATTTAAGAGAGAGAATATACCACACATTTATTATATAATATTGTATAATCTTTTTATATGTTTTATTTAAATTTAATAAAATAAAATACTATTGTAATACATATGAATTGTTCTGTTCAAGAAACAGTGTCAAAAAAAAAAGAAACTATAAATGAAAAATTATATGATAGAAATTTACCATCACAGTATCTTCAACCGTATTTAGATGTGCGACCAGCAATGACTAAGTATAGTCATTTTCCAATCGTAGATCCAAGAAAACAAGTAAATGTCTCAATGAATAAAATGCCAACATATAATACTCAAAGTACATTTAATCCAGGAACAAGAATGGCGCCTTGGTCTGGCTTTGCGTCAAATGTAAATACTGAATCCATATTAAGAAATCAAATATACGCTTTACAAAAATGCAGTCAAGCAGTTTACGTGCCATCTAGTAATAGTGATTTATATAAATATACCTATAACACTAATAATTCACAAGAATACCATTCATTGTTATTTAGAACAGAAAATTTTGATAAATTTAATCCTAACCCAGACACAAAAGTTATAGGAATAAGTCCATTTATGAATTCAACACGCAATCAATTACATGATATTAAGTCTCCATAATATAAAAATAAAAATACTAATATTCTATACTAATAAAGCGATTATTTTGTAAAAAAAGAAAATATATATAATAATTATGGAAACGAAAAAAACGAAAAAAATGAAAAAAATGAAAACGCAAAAAATAAAATTTATTAGTGGAGGTAAATTACAAAAAATAAATTGTAGCCCAAAGGACAAAAAAGAGATTAAAAATTACACATGTTATACAAACAAATCATTACACAAACTAAGAGATTTATGGAATGCTAGACATAGTGATAATCAAATAAATACAGAATCACCTAAGGAAATACATGATTTATTAAGTGAAAAATTAAAAAATGTCTGTAACAAAGAATCATGTTGGTTAAAACAACAAATTGCGTTTGGACCAATAAAAAATAATGAAATTATCGATTCTTTTGCTCCAAAAATGCCAGAAGAATGGAAAAAAAATCCAAATGAGTGGTTATCAAGTAATGACATTATTAAAGTTATGAAACAATACGAAAAAGCGTATAAATGTTTCGAATTTATGGGACCTACCCCAATAGATTTTGATAAAAAACAATTACATGGCGAATGTGTTTGGAATGAATTATGTAATTTTAATTTAGAAGAACAAATTAAAAGCAAAAAAACCAAAATTGGCGTAATATTTAATACTGATCCGCATGATAAACCTGGACAACATTGGATATCATTATTTATTAATATTAAAACGCATAGTATATTTTTCTTTGATAGCACAGGTGATAAAGCACCGCCACAAGTGATGAAATTTGTAAACAAAATTAAAGAACAAGGACTAAAACTGACACCTAAAATAGTATTTAAATTTGATAGTAATGAAAACGTAACACATCAATATGGTAATACAGAATGCGGCGTATATTCATTGTTTTTTATAGTCCATATGTTAGAAGACAAAGTTACTGAACATTATTTAAAAACACATATATTAAAGGATAAATATATAGAAAAATTTAGGAAAATATATTTTAATAATTCAATATAAATATAATTTATCTAATTTAATATATTTTTGATGAACATAAATATATTAAACCCACAACCACATACAAATAATAATATTCGTTCATTTTTAACAAAAGAAAACGTAAATATGCTTTGGGAAGTAATAGAAGACGAAAATTTTGTTAAATTTTTAAAAAAAGATGCTCAACAAAATATACAAAATGTTTTTAAAAACAATTTAAAGGATTTTTACGAAAAAGAATTTTCAAATTCAACAGATTTAATTGAATTAAATAAAAAATATGTAATGTTAATGATTTCGTATATAACACAAAATTTTCAATATAATAAACCAAATAAGATAAAAATACATAATAATAATTTAGAAATCGATGGAAGTGGTCAAAAAGAATTAATTACTTACGAAGAAATACAAAACGATAAAAAAACACAATTTGAAATGGAGTTAACACAACGTAAAGAAGAATTTGAAAATGCGATGGAAATTAAAGTTCCATCTACGCCAATTTTTAAAGATACTTTAAATGATGCTCCCATAACAGAAATGGAAAAGATGATTCAAGAAATTACGCAACAACGGAATTACGATGTTGAACAAATAAATAAAATTCATTCGTTAAATTCTTTATCAAATAGTTGGTTAGAACCGCAAAAAACGTCTAATAAACAAAAACAAAATGATACTAAAAAAAATGTCACATGGGGGCAAACTGATAATATATATATAGAAGAAAAAGAGTACAATTCTAATAAAGAAACACATAATTATGAAATACAACAAATATACGAGAATAACTTCAAACAAATTAATGAAAGAATTGATAAATTGAATCAAAACATAAATAGTATTTTACATATTTTACAGAATAAAAATGAAATAAAAAATTAATTTAATATAATATATAAATAATATATAAATATGCGATTTATTATATTTATAATACTTAATCTAACCATTATAAATGCAAATTATGAGTTATTACGTATTCGTAATTCTATTTTAAAAACTATTATAAAGAATGATATAACACTAGTTAGGTCAATTGTTAATCGTGTAAAAGAAACAAAAACAAAGGCGGTAAGTAATTATTATAATAGTATGTATTGGTATTATTCTTTGAGTGATGACGAAAAAATATTATTAGAATCAGTTATCTCATTAGGTTGTTAAATATTGTCATTTACCATAAATTTAATACCTTTTCTAATTTACCGTTATTTCTTATTGTTTTTAAGGTTCCTACTTGTACTGGTTCTACTTCTGGATTTTTTAGTGCCGCTTTATAACTAGAAATATCATATAAATGCTCTTCGTTTGAATTTATTTTACGCGCTACATATTTAACTGGCGGGTTACCTAATGTTATTTCTCTACCAGTCCATTCAATTGACACTTTATTTGCCTTTACTATGGTGTCATTTTCTTGTTTATCATAATCAGGAACATACGTAAATTTATCTTTTGTTGTATTCCCAAAATTTACGCATTTTCCATTCGAATAAATATAACAATCAAATGCGGATTCTTTAATTACATCGGTTAATTGGGTAGTTAAATTAGATTTGATTTCTGATATTTCGTATAAGTATTCATCCGTAGTAATCGGCACCTTTGGTGTTCTTTTACTTAAATCTTTTATTTTCAATTCAACAGCGTCACTCGATAGTAATTGGTTTGGCGATGTTTTTGAAAATATCATTAAATACTCAAATACTTTTACTGTTTGTAATTCACGTGGTAAATCTTTATGACTACATATGCGCCTTGCTCTACCAATTACCTGTTCGCTTCTTACAGGGTGCCAGTATGGTTCCATAATATGAACATATCTAGTGTTTCTTAAATTAATACCTTCTGAACCAGATGATGTAATCATTAACACTTTAATTACTTCTCCCATATGGTTATTATTGTATTTTTCTTTTAAAACTGATGATATACTATCTGGTATTTGGTCCCATTCTCCATTATAAATATGTCTAATTATCTCTTTTTCTTCGCTCGTTTCTGTTCCAGTATATAAAGCATACATTGGTTTGCCCAT